TCACCGACACCACGACCGCGCAGAGGTAATCGTGGCACTGGATTTCCCCAACGCACCCACCAGCGGCCAGAACTTCACCGGTCCCAATGGCGTTGTCTGGCAATGGGACGGCACCAAATGGGTCTCTGGCGCCGGCACCACGGTCTATGCGCCCCTAGCCTCCCCAGGCTTCACCGGTAACCCGACCGCGCCGAACCCCGCCGCCGGGGATGCCGATACCAGCGTAGCTACGACCAGCTTCGTCGCCGCCGCCGTCGGCACGGCGCTGCACGACATCGGCCGCAACTTGATCCACAATCCGCTATTCAATGTGGCACAGCGTGGATTGGGAACGTGGACGGCGTCGCAATACACTGCTGATCGATGGATGGTGAACTTAAGCGGTGCCACGTCAACAACACTTTTGTCCCCGCTAGGAGATGCTGATCGTGCTGCGATTGGTGATGAGGCTGGAGTTTCTGCTCTGCAAGTGGCTGTTACGGGCACAGCGGGAACCAACGACTATGTTCAGGTCGCGCACCGCATCGAAGGTGCTCGACGATTGTCTGGCAAAACCGTCACACTTAGCTTCTGGGCGCGTGCTTCATCCGGCACACCAAAGATCGGTTACGAACTATACCAATCGTTCGGCGGTGGTGGCTCGCCATCAGCAGATGTCAGTGGCATCGGTAGTGGAGCAACGCCTGCGTTGTCTACGGCGTGGACGCGATACACCGCGACCATCGCAGTGCCGAGCACGGGTGGTAAGACGTTCGGCACCAACAACAACGATTGGATGGGTGTCCACTTCTGGCTAACGGCAGGTGCTTCACTGAACGCTCGTGCTGGCGGCATCGGCGTGCAATCTGGCACATTCCTGTTCTGGGGCGTCCAGCTGGAGATCGGCAGTCAGGCGACACCGCTGGAGAAGCCGGACCCGCGTTTTGATCTCAGCAATTGCCAGCGGTTTTACAGTCGTGGCGTGATTTACAACATTGGTTACGCATCGGTAAGCGGTGCTGCGTTTTCGCAACTTATTAACTTGCCTGTCACTATGCGTGCTGTTCCTACTTGCGTCCCAACCTACACGGCGCAAGTGAATTGCGGAACCTCAGCTCTTCAGGTGATTGGTGGGCAAACCGTTATAGCAATAACCTACAGCGTTGGGGCTAGTGTCAATTTTGACTTTGAAGGCACCTTAACTGCATCAGCAGACCTCTGAGGACACCATGGCACAACCATACCAACTCACCGACACTACGACCGTGCTGCGTGTCGCGGATCAGGCGTATATACCGGACGATCCGGCCAATCGCGACCGGCAGGAATACGAAACTTGGTTGGCCGAGGGCAACACGCCTGACCCGCCGCCGGAACCACCCGCGCCGACGCCCGTCGAGCTGCCGGCCGATCCGGTCGCGGACATGGACGCGGCGACCAAGGGCTATGTCGATGCCGAAGTAAGCGCGGTCACCGCACGGATCGACGCCGTCGAGCGCACGCTCGCGGCGACTAAGACTTCGTAACTCTAACTTCCAACACACAGGAGCAGTAATGCCGCAGCCATTCCTTGCAATGATCACACCAGTAGATACTGGCCTACGCCCAACGCACCCGATTGCACCCGGTGGTCCACCACTCGGTATCTGGGGCGGTGTTGCGCCACCGTATGTTGACATCGGTGGTCCTGCACCACAGCCGATCCCATCCCATCCGATTGTCATTCCACCTGACGCAATCGGCCCAGGTGTTCCCACGCACCCGATCTACATCCCTGTCTACCCGAGCCATCCCATCGTCATCCCACCCGAGGCTATCGGTCCTGGCGTTCCTACGCACCCGATTGTTCTCCCACCTCCACCTGTGCATCCTTCCCATCCGATCGTTCTGCCACCCGACTCAATCGCACCCGGTGTGCCGACACATCCTATCGTGCTGCCCCCGTCACCACCGTTGACCATCTGGGGTGGTGGTGGAGTAGGTGACTACATTGATGCAGGTTTCCCCGCACCGCAACCACCGCCAGCAATGCCAGCGGGCGGTGGCAAGTGGGTGTTCTCACCTGTCTACGGTTGGGTGATCGATCCGTCGCCACAGGGCGGTAAGCCTGTGCCACAGGAAGAACCGAAGCGCTGACTTCCGTGTATGGCGTGTCGCCCTGCAAGGGGCGACACGACAACCGAAGGAGACCCAAACGATGGCCGCACCTGTCTTCGCACCACCCCATCCGGTTGCGCTATTCCGCATCCTCAAGCAGGCGTGGCGTGACTACGCGGCCAGCGGCAACGCTGCCGGCATAGACATCAATACCATCGCCAACCAACTGGCGACGGCGGCTACGACAGTGGCCGGCACGGTCTATGTAGACAAAAGCATGCCGATGCCGGCGACCGTGTCGGTGCAGCTGAAAGTCGGTGCCGTGACCAAGGCAACACAGACACCCGCCATCACGAGCACGACCGGCGCTTACACCACGACTTTCCCGGCGAACACGCTGACGGCGGGCAGCGGGACGGCGGTGGCGACCGTCGCCAACCCCGCGCACGTCACGACCTCGAACACCTTCACGGTCACGTAGCGTGTGCTTCAGTCTCAATTGGATTGAGAACCTGCTGATCTGGCTGGTGATCGTCTGCGCCATCGTGGCGGTGATTAAGCTGGTGATCCCCTACGCGGTGGGCCAGCTTGGCAGTCCCGGGACCCTGGTTATGCAGGTGCTGAACATCGTCATGTGGGCGGTGGTTTTGATCTTCGTGATTATCATCGTCTTCGATCTGCTGGCGTGCCTGGTCGGCTTCCCGCGTCTGATGGGGCCGCGATGACGCAGTCCGAAGCCATGCTGCACGAGTGTCTGGACGAAGTGGAAGAGGTGCTGCGCAGCTATCAGCATCGGCGTCTCCACCGTAAGCACGCCTGGGCATCAACCGTCACCCGTGCGTTCGAGTTGGATAACCGCGTGATCACTATGGGCTTGACGGTGGACGTGACCGCGCCATCGGTTAACGACGAAGCGTCGCCAGATGATATCGCGTGAAGACGCCTTCCGTTATGAGCTGATCCTCAAGCGCCTGATCGCGTGCATCGATGCGCGCGAGACCCTGATCCCGTTCGTCACCCTCACCATGCCGACGCCCGACAACCCGGATGATCCGGATTACTCGCAATACGACGCGCAGCGCTTCCACAGGGTCATGGCGGCGGCGTTAGAGGAGGTCGAGAAGGGCCGCATCAAGCGTTTGATCATATCGTTGCCACCGCGTCATGGCAAGACCGAACTCGCCTCTAAGCGTTTTATCTCCTGGTATGCCGGCCGTAACCCAGGGCGCTCCATCATCTTCGGGACCTACAATGACAAGTTCTCCGAGGATGTGGGTCGTGCTGTGCGCGACATCCTGCAACACCCGGCGACCGCGCAGGTGTTTCCCGAATTCCAACTTAAGCAAGACAGTCTGGCCGCCAATCGCTTGCAGACGGTTGAGGGCGGTGTTCTGGCTTTTGTCGGTCGTGGCGGCACTACAACTGGTCGTGGTGCCGATCTTTTTGTCATCGATGATCCCGTGAAGGACAGCATGGAGGCCAACTCGCCGACCGTGCGCGATCATTGCTGGACCTGGTTCAACCGCGTGGCCTCCACCCGCCTGATGACCCAGGAGGGCGCTATCGTGATCATCATGACGCGGTGGCACCAGGATGATATCGTGGGTCGGATCATCGATCCGATGAATGACTATTACGATGCCGACGAAGCTGCGCAGTGGCACATCATCAACCTGCCGGCGTTAGCGCGTGAACATGACGTGTTGAAGCGCAAGGAGAACGAAGCCCTCTGGCCATCCCGCTTCGGCGTCGAGTTCTTCGAGGGCATCAAGCGGCGTGACCCGAGAGGCTTCAGCGCCCTCTACCAAGGCCGGCCTTCCCCGGAAGGCGGCACGTTCTTCAAGGCGGACTACATCAAGCTCTACCGCAAGAAAGACCTGCCGAGCGACTTGCGGCGCTACTGCGCATCCGATCATGCGGTCTCCATGAAACAGGGCAGCGACCGCACCTGCCTCTTGACCGTGGGCGTCGATGAGGAAGACGACATCTGGGTGATCGACGCCATCTGGCGAACCATGACGGCCGACCGCGCGGTCGACAACATGATCGTCATGATGGCCGAACATCACCCGTTGTTCTGGTGGGCGGAGCGCAGCCACATCTCGAAGTCCATCGGTCCCTTCCTGCGCAAGCGGATGCTCGAAACGAAGACCTTCTGCTCCATCATCGAGGTCACGCCCATAGCTGACAAACAAACCCGCGCCCAGTCGATCCTGGGCCGCATGGCGATGCACAAGGTGCACTTCCCGGAGAACGCGCCCTGGTGGCCGATGGCGCGGGATGAAATCCTGAAATTCCCGCACGATCAACACGATGACTTCGTTGACGCGCTTGCGCTGATTGGGCTTGGTCTTCAGCAGCTGATCCCGATCCGCAACCCGCTGATCCCGGAGAAGACTAAACCTTTCAGCTTTGGTTGGCTCACTCAACAGCGTGATCGCGAAAAGCGCCAGGCGTCGTTCTCGTTCGCCAGCGGGGGCTGGTAATGTCCGGTTACGGGTCCGGCGCACCGCCGCTACAACCGCCTGGCGGCATGAACGCCTCGGTCGATCCGATCACCGGGCAACCCACGGGTGCGCAATCCTCCTCCATGATCGCGCGCGAACCGCCCGATCCGTCCGAGCAGCGCCGCCAGCTTGTGGGTCGGTGGAACCAGCGCATCCAGAACGCCCGGCGCAAGATGGACGGCACCTTCAAGCGGATGCGCCGCAACATGGAGTTCGCCTACGGCAGGCAGTGGCCCGAGCAGGACCGCGCCGACCAGGACGAGACCCGCTATGTCGCGAACATCGCCTTGCGACACGTCCAACAGCGCACGGCGGCACTCTACGCCTCTAACCCTACGATCGTCGCCAAGAAGCGCCCGCGCATGCTGGCGGTGATCTGGGACGGCGACATGGTCACCCTGAACGCCGCGCAGCAGCAGATGCAGCAGATGCAAATGATCGCCCAGGCGCAGGGCATCAACCCGACCATGATGCCCGGAGCGCCCAACGCGGCGGCGATCATGGCCGATTTCAAGAACGTGCAGTCCTACGACAAAATGCTGGACCGTGTCTGCAAGACGCTGGAGATACTTTACAACTACAACGTCGACCAGCAGACCTTTCCGTTCAAGACGATGATGAAGGCGTCTATCCGGCGGGCGATCATCACCGGGGTAGGCTACGTTAAGCTGGGCTTCCAACGGGCGCTCAAGATGCGACCGGAAGTCGAGAGCCGCATCGCCGACATGAGCGAGCGCATCGCCAACATCGAACGCCTCTCGGCGGACCTGGCGGATAACGAGGTTCAGCCCGAGAGTGCCGAAGCGGAGGAACTGAGGCTTGCGATCCAAGCGTTGCACCAGGAACCCAAGTTGATCGTCCGTGAAGGTCTGACGTTTGATTATCCTGACACGACATCGATCATCGTCGATTCCAAGTGCCGCAACCTGAAGGGCTTCCTGGGTGCGGACTTTGTGGCGCAGGAGTATTTCCTCACGGTCGACGAAGTGCAGGAGATTTACAACGTCGACGTGGGCTACGGGTATCGCGCCTATTCCCGTGACGATATTATCAACGGCACGTTCAGCAACTCGGTCAGCGATAGCAACAACCCAAACCTCCCCGGCCTACTCCCTGATGGTGGCGAAAGTCTGGCCTGCGTGTGGGAATGCTACTCGCGCAAAGATGGCCTGGTTTATGTCCTGTGCGATGGCTACAAGGACTTTCTCCAGGAACCCGCCGCGCCTGACGTTTACAATGACGATTTCTGGCCCTGGTATCCGATTGTCCTGAACGAAACCTACCACGAGCGGGAAGTCTTCCCGAAGTCGGACATCGATCTCTTAAAGGACATGCAGCTCGAACTGAACCGGGCACGTCAGGGTCTGCGCGAGCATCGTCGCGCCAACCGTCCCAAGACGGCAGTCGCGGCAGGCGTCCTGGAGGAAGAGGACAAAGAAAAACTTCGCACCCACCCGGCGAACGCGCTGATCGAACTGAATGCCCTGGCACCGGGCCAGAAGGTCGACGATGTCCTGCAACCGATCAAAATGCCGGCCATCGATCCGGCGCTTTACGAGACCAACCAGACCTTCGAGGACCTGCTGCGTGTCCTGGGACAGGACCAGTCCTCCATGGGACAGACCACGAATTCCACGGCAACGGAGGCGGCCGTAGCTGACGCGTCCCGCCATACTGACTTGTCGTCAGTGATCGACGACCAGGACGACATGCTGACCCAGCTGGCGATGGCGGCGGGCAAAATCCTCTTGCTCAACGTCTCTGCCCAGACCGTCCAGGAG